TTAAGAAAGGAGAATGCAATTATGACATTCACTAACAAAAATAAATTTTTCCAATATACAGTAACTCTTGATACTTCAAATGATATTTTTAGAGCAAATCTTGCTGATAACTCAGGAATTTATGGTTATGGAAATACCATTGAAGACGCAGTTAAACATTTGGAAAACTTAGTCTAAAACGACATGCAACTACTACCAATATGGTGGTAGTTTTCTTATTCCTCCCCGAACACGTTCTCTGACTCGTCAAGGTCTGAGCGGTTTAGGTTTCTGTCATAGACTTCAAGCCCTGAATTACTTGAAACCCACTCAATCTTTTCACATCTCTTGCACACTCGAATATATAGTGCATTTTCCCACTTATGCCCGAACAGCTTACACATTAATTTCATTATCCAACTCCTATCAATTTCAAAATCAGAGCAATCCATACTATTAATTCAACTACAATATAAACGCTCGCATCTATTGGCTTTATTATTCTTGGCTTGCCAATGTTATAAATTACCATTCCTGCGCCAATAACATCACCTATCAGGAATACCCATAAAATTATATTAATCATTGGTTGTCCTCCTTATCAAAGGGTTTCAGATATCCTTTAAATTCTTCAATTTGACGCTCAATGTTTTTGAGAGCATTCTCAAGAGCTACTTCAACATCAACATTGTCTTTGAATGAATCTCTATTCTGCCAGATAAATTCCATGCGTGTTGCTGATTTATCAATTTGTTTTGCATAATCAGTAATATAATTAAATTTATACTGTGTATATCCTAATTCTTGTTTCATTCAATCCCTCCCCACCAGTCATTGACCAGCGATATTAGTTTGTCGGTCATTCTTGCTCCTCATCTGCAAATAAATCTTCATCGAATTCTTCTTCAAAATATCCTTCTAAACAAAAACAAATGTTTTCTATATCTTCATTTTCTTTATAGATTCTTTTGAAAAATTCACGAGTTACACGTTTTCTGTACTCTTGAATATAATTTTTCTTACAAATATCTTGACCGATTAACTTTAAGTTTTCTCTCAAATTTTCAAGAATATCAGGTTCATCCTCTGGTGCAAGATCATAAACATCTTCTTTAAGAATTTGTTCAAGTATTTCCCGCATTTTATTGCGCTCTTCTAATTCTGGAACAATAATTCTCTCTTTCATCCCTCCCCCACTTTCACTAAATCACGGGTAAGCGGGTTGGCATAAGCAATGGCAATATAACCATTTTCATTGTTTTTATATATCCAACTTATTGCTTCAACAGTAAAATCACTTAGAATTCCACTTTTTAATACTATTTGTCCTATAGGATTTACAACACAATCAATTTCATCCGCAATGCTTTTCGGAATCGTGAGTGAGGATAGACTTAAAATTTGCATGAATGCTTTACGATTAACTTTAATTATTTCATTCTGCTGTTCAATAGTTGTATAAGCTTTTGACTTAAAATTAAATGCTTCTGCAGCAATTTGTTTAGCTTTTTCTAATTCACTCATCGCCGCTACCTCCATTTCCCATCGCTGCGAGTGCTTTTTCAGCAGCTTCTTTAATACAAGATAGACGTTCTTCTTCATCAAAATAATTATCACTTTCAGGAATCTTAGTAATTTCTGTCAGTGCCTTTTTCGCAGTGTTAAGCTGTTCTTGGAGTTTTTCAACTGTTTTTTCGTCAGTGCTATCAGGTAGATATTTTGCTCTAATCAGAGCTTCTCCAATAACTAAATCTAGTTCAGAATTAACAGGTAAAGACCTTGATACGTTTTCCAGCGCTTCACGATAAATGCGCTCTTTTGCTGTTTCAATCATTTTTAGCTCCTTTCAATTCATTTAATTTATTTTTCCATTGGTCATGAAACCATTTGTCGTCTTTGTCAGCGACTTTATGATTCTTCAAAATATCCTTGTCTTTAAAATCTAGGACATTCTTTTCTTTTTGGTTTGTCACAAATGTACCTCATATTTTAGCTTTTAAGCGCTTTTAGTTTGTTCGTGGTAAATTATCCACGAAATAGTTTAAGCGCTCAATGTAACCGTGATTTTCATGAATTAAAGCTGTTCAAATACAACTAATGATTCTGTCAGTTGCTTATTCATAAAATTAAACAGTTGATTCCAAGTCATATCTTTTCCGTTATTGAAAACAGATTTAATATCTCGATAAATTTCAACTAGCTCATGGCTTCCTTTTGTGCGAACTGTGATATATACTGAATTACTTCCATAACCGTCATATCTTGCTTTCTTAGCTAAGTTAAACAATTTAACAGTTGGTATGATTCTGAATGCTGTCATATCTCGCTCTCCTCGAACTTATTCATTCTTGCTACTTTCTTAGCAATTGTTATCGGAATTCCATATCTGTTAGCAAATAATTTTGCTTTCATTTTAAATTCAGGTAGGACCATGCCTTTTACATCGACAACTTTGATAATCTCGTTAGCTTCATTTCTGAAAACAAAGTCCGCTTTATAAGCTATTTCTCTATAAAGTTTTCCGTTCAATCTGAATTTATCCATGAGAACAAACTTCTCTTGCATGGTCATCCGCTCGTCATTTTTATGTTGTAAATAGTAGATTGATTCAGCTTTGCTATCGAACACAATACCATCAACCGTTGTTTTCTTTGCTCCATATTTTGACTTTTTAGTTTGCTGGAACTTCACTTGCTTCTCCAAATCTAGCAATTGCAGGAATTACTCCTGAATCTGTCAGTTCTTTATTTTTTTCAAAAAATATTTCGGTTGCTTTTTCATTGTCAATACCTTTAACTATTGCGATAAAAGTGATAGGACTTAATACTATTTCCTCTTCATAAGCTTTTTCAACATATCTGCAATACTGTTTATGGGTAATCCCAGGAATAAAGCTACGAAAATACTCTGATAGCCCCTCATCAAGAGCACGTTTTTTAAGAGTCCAAGCCATTCATATATTCCTCGAATTCTTCCGCTGTCATTGTTTCTTCGTCTTTTTCAAATCTTTGATTAGACCAGTTAGGAGCAGATTTGACAACTTTGCTATTTTTAAATCCTTGAATAGGCATTAAATCGTAATCATCTTCCCAACCCTTACCGTTAAACCATGTGCTGCCATGTTTTATATAGTTCTGTTGGGTATTTTTGATTCGTATTTCTTCCAAATAGTTTTCAAGACCCGTTTTAATCTCTTCGTCTGTCGTTCCAGCTTTTACAGCTCTTTTATAAGCTAATAGAGCTTTCGGTTTTCCTTTTTTGTTAGGATATATTTTCCAAAGATTATTAAATCTAGTTTCTAAATCAGACTCTTTATCGGACTTGTCCGATATATTATTATTTGATATATTAATTGATTTATTAGTTGATATATTATCTTTTAGATTTTTCACAATACCCCCTTTGGATTTTTCACTAGGGGTATTTAGATTTTTCACAATACCCCCCTTAGATAAATCTAAATAGGGGTAAATATATCTTTTTTTAACTTCTTTACCTTCAAATTCATATTCCATTTTTATATAGCCTTTTTCTTGTAACTTTTTCAAAGTTGTTGAAACTGTCCAAGTTGTTTTGCCGTACCTTTTAGCAAGATAAGCATTTGAAGGAAAGATACTGCCAAAAGAATTAGCCATCGTGTATATTTCACTAAAAAGAAGTTTTTCAAAATCATTTAAGTCATCAGCTTCCACGATTGGGACTGGGATTTGATTGAAGAATTTTGTACTTTGTTCCAAACTTTCTCCTTTCTTCTATAATATTTCAAGTTTTATTTTTCAATTAAAAGCTGGCAATGAGTGTTTATGTGCAGGCACTGAATACTCATAGACTTTATGGTCGTTACGCCACCCTCCAGCAATAACTTAGTTAAAATGGTAGGTCATCATCTGAAATTTCCATTGGATCACTTCCAAAAGAATCGTTATTTTGTGGTTTTGCAGCTGGATTACCAACTCGTTCACCATTTGCTTGATTGCTTTTTTCAAGTACTTGAAAATTGTTTGCAATGACTTCTGTTACATAAACTCGTTGACCTTGTTGGTTCTCGTAGTTTCGAGTTTGAATACTACCAATAACTCCGATTAACTGACCTTTATGAGTCCAATTGGCCAAGTTTTCAGCTGATTTACCCCAAATAACACAATTGATAAAGTCAGCTTCTCTTTCTCCATTAGCATTTTTAAATGCTCGATTAACTGCAAGAGTAAAAGTGGCAACTGCTTTATTTTGTTGTGTATATCTAAGTTCAGGTTCTTTAGTGATCCGCCCTGCTAATGTGACATTATTAATCATTTTGTTCTTCCTTTTTTATATCTACGAATTTTTCGATATCATTGTAGGCTTCATCAAGTGGCATTTTTAGCCAATCATTTTGTTCATCAATACTTGCCCCATAGTTTTTCCTGGCAATAATAGCCATTTTGTTAACTACGGCTTGAAGCTTTTTCTCATCAAATTCTTTTTTGTCTTTACCAACAACATATAATTTAGGTGGATTTGGTATCTCTTCTTCAGTAAAATCAGCTTTTGTATTTTGAACCTTTGAGTTCTGAGGTAAAGCCCAACTTGGAAGCTGTGGATTATTCCACCAAAAGCTCTTTCCTGCTTTTTTATCAAAAACTTTGTTCCAACCATCAGTCTTTTCAAGTGATGTTTGAGCAAAACTGGTAGGTAAGTCATATAAATATCTACCTACTCCCCATTGGACAGCTGCTCTCTTCATTGATCCAGATAATCCACCTTTGACTGCTTCGACCTGAGTGTTTTCTGCGCCATCCCATTTGGTAACCCATTCATCTCCAAACTTAACGGATATACCACATAACGTCCCGCCATCTGGAGCTGTTTTGAATTCGTTCTTCCATCCAGCAATTCCAAAAACTTCATCAAAACGTTCTTGAACTGCCCGATTATCCATATAAGCAAGAACCATAGCCCAAGGTTTCCCTTGTTTAGAAAATCCTGATTGTTGAACTCTCCAAACTACTCGGTCTGGTTGCAAAGGTTTTTGTAAGGCAAGCATTTGTTCTTCATAATCTGCCATAATTTACCTCACGCATCCCATTTAAGAGGTGCTTTCTTATCTTTATATACAATGGACTGCTCAAGCTCTTGTTCGATTCCATCTCCGAACTTGCTCTTGAGTTTAGTTAAAGTAATTGGCTCTACACAATCCCAACCATGAGCCTTAACTAAGTCATATTTTTGTTTATTAGTCATGGTTAAAACCTTTTGTTGTGCTGCTTTACCATAACTCAAACGATTGAATTGTTGACCTTCATCAAGCCGTTTTTTAACCTCAGTTTCACCCTTTTTATAAAGGTCAGCTATAATCTTTGCCTGAGCTAAGAATTCTGTAAGTGTGACATTGTCCATATCTTTTATAGCTGATGGATTCAAGTCAAACCTTTGTCCATCTCCATCTACTGGTATAAGTTGTAAGTCCATTTAAATTCTCCATTTCAAATTTCTAGGCATTCGTGGTATAATTTAAGTAGAAGTTTTGGCGAATTTCCTACTTGCTCTGCGTGCCATGCAGGGCTTTTTTATTTTGCTTGCATTTTCCTTTTGGCTAATTCATTTTTTAATAGAATGATTTCCATTGCTTGGTTTTGGCAAACTTCATCAAACTTAAATACTTTGTCTTCCAAAATTGCCGCATATTCCCGCAATGAGTTGTAATCTTCTGCGAACTTGTCATAATCTGCAAGCTTTTCCTTTTCTTCAAATGTTTTTATTCCTAACATTTTTAATTTTCCTTTCTATGTATGCGTTTTAATCCTCCGAGTGCTATAATTACTGTGAGCAGATATTTGCGGTATTTGCTTAGTTTTATGAAAGGAGGTATGAGTGATGAAATTTTCACAAGTCCAAGATTTGGAATATCTTTTTAAGAGATTAAAAATTAATAAAAATATTGTTTTTAATTTAAATGGTAGGCTTGCTACAGCTAAATTTATAAATTATGATGAGCAAGGTTCTCCAATTAAATTCTATACTCGTGGAACATGGGTGGGATATCATAAAGAATATCGTTTTGATGATATTTATAATTCTTACTTCGACCATTTTGTAGCTTCTACAATTAGCTACGATAATCCTAGCTGGGTTAATACTCCTCTTTTTGCTTTACAAATTTTAAGTAATTTTGTTCAAGAACGAGAAGCTATCAAAAGTGAATTCAAGCATATACTTTATAATGTTCGATTTTTAGATAGTGAAGAAAGCTATGATTTCTATCTCGTAGATAATGATTATGATTTTGAAATACTTTCTCTTATTGATTAAGTTTCAACTCTAATTGGACACTATTAATTTTATGAATAGTATCTACTATTTCCGATGCCTGTTCCGTTAATTTTTGGGATAGGTTTTTTAATTCTTCAAGCCCTTCCGCTTCAATTTCAACTTTGATTTTTACATTTTCCATAAATTTCTCTTTTCTAGCGGAGCACCGCATTTAATTTCTTAGCAATGAGTTTAATCGCTCTAATGTTCTGTGTGATTAAGTCGTGGAATAGGTCAAACAGGATTTCCCCCGTTTCTGGGTTGACTATGTATGTGTAGGTCATGCTCTACCCTCTTCTTATTTGATAACTGATTGACGCTTTTTAAGTTCTTGCTTATACTCAGGAGTATTTACAAACTGCATGAAGTCTCTGATTTCTTTGTATCGAAATCTCCGTCCATTCATGAAAATACCAGACTTAAATTGCGGAAAAAGCTCCATCGCTTTTCTACGTCGATAAACAGTTTGGTCATGGATGGAAAACTTTTCCGCTACTTGCTGAGTTGTCAAGTAATCATCATCTTTATATTCCATCTGAACTCCTTTCTAAGCTTCAAAATCAAAACTAGTTTGTGAGTTCAATCCGCGAATTTCAAGCGTTGTATTGAACGATGGTTGCCACATGTCAAGATATTCTGTTGCTTCGTCATAACGGCTTAGTGGAATATCGCTATATTTCACAACATCGAAGCGATTGTTCAAATCTTTATAAAATTCTCTGAATACCTTAGCTCCTAATTTTTTATGAGCGTTTGAATATTTACCGCCAGTAAACATATAAACTTTGCTTGCTACTTTCTTTTGCAAAACTTTAGCTTTATTTGATGGAAGTCCGAATCGGTCAGTTAAATCAAGAACTGAATTTTCAATTTGTTCGACCTTTTTGTTCAAGTTCACATTGCCTTGAGCAAGTAATGCAATTTGTTGTTCAGGAGTTTGCGGTAAAAGCTGTTGTTTGAGTTCTTTTTCAACTTCAATGAAATATTGACGAGCGTTTTTCCCTTTTTCATTACGCTGAATCATGGAAATTTCTTTTGCCATATCAAGTTTTAGTGCGTGATTAATAATAGTTGTAAATGGGTTTCTAGGATTATTGGTTTCACTTTTTTCTGAAACCAATACAAAGTCAATGTTTTCAATGAATCCATACTTGCACATATCTTTAAACCATTGTGTGTATGGTGTTTTTACTCCTAAAAATTCATGTAATTCACGACCGCTTACTACTTGGTCATTGTTTTCATTTTGTGTGATTGTAATTAATTGATTCATTGTTTTCTCCTAATCTAATTCAATTCCTAAAATATCAGATGCTAGCCAAATCTTTTGACCAACTAGGTCAGCAAATTCTTTTCGAGAAACTTGCTCTCCGTCTTCATTTTGGATTCCATAATCTGAGAAGGCTGCTTTTATTAATTCGTTTGCTTCAATAAGTGAAGACTTAACTGTTACTTCTTGTTCGTCATTTTCATTTGACGAAATTTTAATTAATTGGTTCATTTATGGACTCCTTTCTAACTAGCTTCTTTAGTTTTGCACGGTTTAACCGTGTTTTCTGGTAAAAAATTAATACCACTTAGTGGTACTCCATAGGTATCTTCAATCAGCCAAACTTGATCCATGGTTGGAAATCTAATGGCATTTTCCCATTTTGATAGTGTAGACTCAGATACACCTAATTCTTTTGCTGCTTCTTTTTGAGTCCAACGTTTACCCGTTCGTAACTGTAATAATGTATAAGTTGCTGATGTTTTCTCTGCCATACTGGCTCCTTTCTTAATTGTAGTTTAAATTTAATGTTTTTGTTATTAACCTCGATGATATAATATCTTTAGAGTAAGCGCTACCTCTAATAGTTCTTACCCTAAAACATTATAGAAAGGAGGTAAGTGATATGGAATTAACTAACGACTGCGCTCTAGATATCATGTTATATTTAGAGACAAACTTAAAGCTAAATGGTAATATCGATTCTGTTAAATTAGTAAAAGCTTTAAATAGATATTCAGAAACATATGTACTTTTTAATATTTCTCAGCTTTTAAATAGTGGATATATTTCAGCACTATCACTAGAAACTTTGGCTTCAACTGCATATATCATTACAGATATAACTCCTGCAGGGCATGCATATATAAATGATCACTAATCCCCCTTTCTTAGAATCACTTCGTATTTACGATTCTTAGGTTCTAATTCATCTAAAGGCGATCCAACAATCATTTCAATCTTCAAAGAGGTTTTGTATATATCAATGCCTTTTTGGAGGTTTATTTTTTGAATACCTTTTACTTCCGTATCATCTAAAAACAGCTTCCCATCAACTATTTTTATTTGATTCAGATCCATATTTTCTCCTTTCATTAAAATTATTCTGCTTTCGCAGTAAGGGAAGTTCAGGAATCGAACCTGTTCGCCAGTCTTCCCTGCTCATTGTGAGCGATATCATAACTCCGTGATATAATATAAGTGACTAAACTAAAATTATATTGGAGGTTTTATGAACGAAGATTATTTAACGTCGCCTTCTGACGACGATAGTTTCAACAACGCCCTTGATCTAGCGAAGAAAAATCACGAAAATATTATTAGTATGTTGAATCCTACTTTTAAGCTTATTGATTCATTGCCTATAACTAAGATTTATGAATCAATAATTCCAAATATCTCTACAACCTTATATGCAGAACAATTGGAAAAAATAAAGGCGTTATCAAGTGAATTTAGTAATTTCTACAAAGATAGTTATATTGTTCAAGCTCAAGAAATTGCTAAGAGTTATTCCGACTTAATAAAAACGACTTCCGCTCCCCTTGATTTATCTAATATACTTACGAGCTTTGATTCATTTATCAAAGAGGAGGCCAAGCGTCCCAATCAAGAACCAAAGCAAAGCCGTTCTCAAATTAACACCAAAAGCGAAGTAAACATAATAACTGAATCCGATGAGGTAAATAATTTGAATTACGCTTTTATTAATTTTCAATTTCACGTTGAAACGTTTAAAGAATTTTTTCAAAAGCCCTACTCCTATATTTCTGAAAGAAAAATGGTTGTGTTTGGTTTAGCTAATGCTTTTATTTATCTTGTGACCTTAGCAGCGCAAATTCATCCATTACTTCCTTTTTGGCTTTTCTCCATTACAAGTATAGTTGGATTATTCATGCCTGGCGATAAATAATTTCCGCCCTCTGGGGCTTTTTATTTGCCAAACTTGCTACTTACGCTGAGTTGAATACAACGTGTAACTACATTCACAGAAGCTTCGCAACTGCTTTGTTCGTTCGCTTGTTTGACTTTATGAGTTAATTTTAACACGGTTAAACCGTGTTGTCAATAAAAAACTTTCTTATTTTCCGTTTTATTTTGTTTTATTCCGTATTTTCTTGCTTTTTTTATGGTTAAACCGTATAATATAATTATGAAAACTAAAGCCCTAGGAAATAAGCAAATAATGTCCGAGAACATAAAAAGACATTTGGCACAAAAACGTCTAAATGTTAAAGAATTCTCTGAAATCATGGAATTCAAATATACCACTGTTTTAGATTGGGTTAATGCCAAAACTTATCCGCGTATTGATAAAATAGAATTAATGGCCAGATATTTTGGAGTAGAAAAATCTGATTTGGTAGAGGAGTATTCAGAAGTTTCTTCTACTTTATCTGAAATAAATAAGATAAGTGAACAGTTAGATAAACCACGTCAGAAAATTGTTCTTGACACTGCTTCTTCTCAATTGGAAGAGCAGAAAAAAGAAAATGCTAAGATTGTTTCTATTAAAACTGAAAAACAAAAGCAAGGTATTGACCTTGCAGATTTAGTAGATGATAGTAAAGTTGATTGGGACAAATGGGTTTCGTTTGATGGTAAGCCGTTGACTGATGAAGTTAAGGAAGCTATGAAACAAGCCCTTGGAAAGCAATTGGAAGATAAATAAGGAGGTTTCTATGAGCAGACAGGAGCTTTTAGAATATCTCCTAAAGGAAATTGAAAAATGTGGGTTTAAGATTGTTGATGTTGTATTCTTTCCGGTTCCCGCAGCCGTTAATGTTGATAACAAGATTATGATTTACAACTCTAAAGAAGCGTCTCCTTTTGAGATTGCTCATGAACTAATCCATATTTTAAATAAAGATAATCATCGCGGAGATTACTTTGACTCTACTAATCCTCAGGAAGTTAGAGCAAATCGTGAAGCCATTCTCCTTCTGTGGGAAATATTTGAAGCTAACGGGGGAAGCTACGAATATTTTAATGTATTTGTAAATACAACAGATGCACCTTTCGAGCTTGCTGAATCAATCGTAAAAAATGAATATTTGGAGATGCATGAAGCTATCACTGAAATATTTGAAGGTGAAATAAAAGTTAGCATTAACAAACAAGAGATGCATGAGTATATTGTAGATTACATAAGTTATTTTGATGTAATTGAGACTGTTAGCATTTACGAATTTTTAGATCGATATCATTTAAGTCATAATTTCTACGAAATGGCAAAAAAAGAATTCCAACAACTATTGGGAACTACTTAAAAAATACGAGCAATATCTTGAACCTCGTTAAAAGCTAGGTTAGGAGATTTAATATTTATGGAAAAGAAAAAAGAGTCAAAAGTTTTAGCTATTATAGCTTTAATAATTGGGATACTTGCGTTAATTCTATCTTGGGTACCTATTGTAAATAATTTTGCAGCGGTGTTAGCAGTCGTTTCTGCTATTCTTGGATTAATTGCAATTATCATGAATAGAAAAAACAAAAAAACTTTGAGTATTGTTTCTTTTGTTATATCAGTTTTAGCTTTTATTATTGTCTTAGCTACTCAATCTATGTATTCGAATGCTATAGATAGTGTTGGTAAGAAAGTTAATAGCGATATTTCAAGTTCGCAAAAGAAAGCTGATGAGAACTTTAAATGGGCCAAAACTGACTACGATGCACTAGTGGTTGGTGATACCATGACTGGAGCTGGCGGAACAAACTATGACGGACTTGAAGCAAAATTTGGTACTCCGTCAGATTCAAACGAATCATCTAGTGGAGATTATACCGTCAAAGATGTGTCTTGGAATAATATGGGGGCTTCAAAGTATAAATCAATCTCACTAACTTTTGTTAAACAGGCAGATGGAAACTGGCTCTTGTCACATAAATACCAATCAGGATTAGAATAAACTAAAAAATCCACCCTATCTTTGGTCGGACGAGGGTGGATTGGATTAAATGATAGCAAAATATTCCGTTTGGAATATTTTTACTATACCATTTTATCAGAAATGAGGTATAAAAAGCAAATGTGGGTAGAAGATTTACCTAATGGCAAATATAAGTATTGTGAGCGCTATACAGATACTAAAGGTAAGACAAGGAAAGTATCAGTAACGCTAGATAAGAATAGCTCTAGGGCGCAAAATGAAGCTTCTAGGCTATTGTATAATAAAATAGATGCAAAGCTTGAAAAAGAAAAACAAAAAATTGAAGATGAGCAAAATAAAATAGCTTCTATCACTTTCTGGGAAGTCCAAGACGAATATTTTTCGATTTATGAAGAAACCGTAAAAGCTAAAACAGCCTCATTAAGAGATACTGCAAAGAAAAAAATTAGAAGTTTAGTTAGTGAAGATACTTTATTATCAGATGTTAACTCTGTTTTTATTTTAGAGATATTGGAAAAACTATATTATAAGGAAAATTATTCTTATTCTTATATTAAGACACTTAAGGCATCTTTTAATATGGTTTTAGACTACGCTGTATCAAAAGAATACATGTCAGTTAATCCTATTCCTAATGTTAAAATCAAAAAGAAAGTCTTAACATTAGAACAAAGAGAAAAGAAAAAAGAAAAATATCTTGAACGTAGCGAATTAAAACAAGTCATAAAAGATATGGCAGTAATAGATAAATCAACCGCATTGTTAATTGAATTTATGTCACTTACAGGTCTAAGATTTGGAGAATGTGTAGCAATTCAAAACAAGAATATTGAAAATAATGTTTTACATATAAATGGTACCTGGGATAGTGTTTCTAACTCTAAAACAACAACTAAAAATATTTATTCAGATAGAAAAATCACGCTACCCAAAAGATGTCTTCAAATAATTGATGAATATCCTTTAAAATATCCAAAGGATAAAATAAGCAAAGATAATTATATATTTATTTATAAAAACAATAAACCATATAACATTTCTGTTGTGAATAGCAGACTAAAAAAAATAAATTCATCTAAAAATTTAAGTACACATATTTTCAGGCATACTCATATTGCTTTATTAACTGAGCTTGGAATACCTTTGAAGTCCATCATGGAAAGAGTGGGTCATAATAACCCTCAAACAACTCTTTCTATATATTCTCATGTAACTGAAGAAATGAGCAAAAATATAATAGAAAAACTAAATGAAATAGACCTCTTAAATTAG